TGGCTTTCCAAATACCTGTGATCGTGTCAAGTAAAACTGAACAAGCAATAAGAATAAGAATACCAACTATAGGTAAAAAAAACGAACAAATAATAGCCATTAGTTTAGTTGAATAGGTTTGTAATTTAGTTGTTAAAAGTAAGACTTGTGTTTTCATTTTATAGTTGTTCGTTTAAGATATAACTCATATAAATTAATAGATAAGCACCAAGCAATTTTACGTGTAATTCTGTATCTGTTACTATCATAACAAAGCCAGACGCATAACCGAATACAAAATATAAAACTGCAAGTATGTTTGTGTGCATTATTCTACAGGTATAGGTTCACTCCATTCTGCCGTAGCCATAAGTGCCAAAGCTTCTGCGTGTGTTAATTCAGAAACAGGCACTACACTACCGTCAGTTATAAAAGTTGGCGTTGTATTCCACTTAATTACAAATTCAGTATTTGCTAAATTGTATCTTAAAGTGTTTTCGCCTGTTTCACCTATTTGGTCAAAGTCTATGTTTGCCAAATCACTTGTATTTATTATTGCGTATGTGCTAAAGGTTTTTAACATTGTTTTTATTTTTTATTCGTTTTTATGTAGGCACGTCACTACTTCTTGTTACTCCATTTGTTAATGTTCCGTCATTGCCACCTGTTCCGCTATCCGTTGCCGTTGTACCTGTGCCTTCAAATCGCCACCAGCTTAAAGGTGAATATGTACTTAAATCTATTGGTGCGCTACTAATTTCACTAATGTTTGCTGATTCGTCAGTATTCCACAAAGCCAGTTCATCTGCTTTGCCTAACCAAGTTTGGCTATACCCATCCATTTTACAAAGTGTAAAATTATTTGCACCGCTTGATGTGTTTGTTGGCATTGTTCCAACAAAACTCAATGTGGCAGGTGTTCCGTCAATATAACATTTTAACCTATCCGCATTTGTTAAACCACTACCATTAAATACAATAACAATATTAAACCAAGTGTTGGCAGTTACTAAAGTAGAATAATCAAAATAACCATATTTATTTATTCCGCCATCAGTAAAGTGAATATACATATTTCCATTAGACCAAGTATATAAACCAAACCAATTGCTAGGACTTACCAAAAATCCCATTAAAAACCTTTCTTGGTCTAAAGTGGTTTGTTTGTACCAACCACTGTAAGTAAACGCAGAAGCATTATTTAATTCTGCAACGTAACCTACATCTACGTAGCCATCAATTCCGTCATATTCTGTACTTTGAGTATTAGCAAACGCACCACTACTACCTGTTAAGTTGGTTTCTGGACTCCAACTATCTGCACACACTTCGCCAAAGTCTATTGTGTTATTTGTTGGTGCTTTACCAAAGCCATTTGTGTTATTAACTGCACCTTGTCCGTATCCTATTGTATTTGCCATATTATTCTCTTATTACTATTTGCCAAGATTCTATTGTGATATTTGCCGTTGAATCATTATTAGCTACATAAAACTGCAAGTAATTAGTTGCTTCTATTTGAGTTGCATACGTCATTGATATAGTACCTGTTGTATTTGCTACATCTGTTTTAGTTTCACTTGGTGTTAATTGGCTTCCGTTTTTATAAACGAAAAAGCTAAATTCATCACTACCACCTCCAGACTTTTGAAAAGCCATTGAAACGTGTATACTCACATAGATTGATTTAGTACCTAAATAAGTAGCTTGACCACCACTTGAGCCACTCCAACGTACTCGTTCAGTTTGATTATTATTGTTATCTGTATTAATAACTACAGGCACACCAGATGAACTTATAACAGTAGGACTGTTAACACCTGTGTTGTTTTGCATAGTCATTAATATTCCTGCACGACTATCCAAAAGACCTTGATTAGCCATTATATCAAAGTTGTAAGTATACGTTTGATTGTAGTCTGGCTCTCCACTTGTTTCGGGTAAAAACAAACTACCTGTAGTCAATCCTACATCTATAAAAGTATTAGAGCTTATAGTACCAAAGCTTGTTGTACTTGCTGAATTTATTTCAATTCCGTTTTGTGTTTCCTCTGGATGGACTATTGAACTATTGATATTGATAACTGCAAAGCCTACATTGTCCACGCCATTTGCAAGTAACTCAATCATTGATGCACTTGAATAAGTTGTTGCCGTAGCTTCATCATACCAATTATAGAACTCACAAGAACTTATTTCAAGATGTCTAACGTCTTTAAATTGAAAGCCGATACTTCCTGTACTATACCAACACAATGAGTTGTTTAAATCGACTAATTCAAAGCCTGTAATGGTCATTAAATCATAACAACCTCTGAACTCACAACCAAAAATCTGCAATACTTTTGTTCTGCCGTAGTTGTTTGCACTTACTCCAGCAGTATAATTTATAGCATCAAGTATTTTACCTGTAGTTGTAGTTGAAAAACCTACATTCTGAATAGTAAAATCTACATCAGTAATATCTAATAAAGTACCTGTACCTGTATATTGGATTAAATCTTTTGTTCTATCAAGTCCTATAATCTTTGAGCCGTCATTAGTTACCGTGATTGTGCTTGTTACTCTAATCAATCCACGAATAACATAAGTAGTATTAGCCGCCAAAGTACTTGGTAAATGCGTATTATCTGTTACTTCAACTATATTAGTACCGTTAGCAACACGAATCATTTGACCACTTGTAAAAGTTAAGCTATCCGTTAACGTAGCCGTTCTTGTAGTGCCTATTGTGCCGTCAGCAGAATATATAGACGAACCAGCTCCTGCCGTTATTTCTGCGCCTGTAATATACTTTGAATTAAAGCCACCAGCACCGTCACTTTCTGCAATCACAAATCTATCTGTGTTTGCAATGTTTGCACCTTTTGCCGTTAAATCACTTATTTTTATTTCTGCCATAGTATTTAGTTAAGAAAGCTTTTAACTTCTTTACGTTCTTTTCTTTCGGTTTGTACTTTATATTACCCATTGTACTTTATATTACCCAACCACTAAAGTCGTTATATGTGTTCGGATACATATCTGAACCACTATTAGAATTGTATTCTGGAAACAAGTTATTGTTTTGACATATATAGTCTATAAATCGTTCTTTATAGTGTTGGTACGTTTTTCTTTCGCGTTCTATCATATAGTCAACTTCTTCTTTACTTACCGTTTCGCTATTTTCACTTCCGTGTTTATATATGCCTTTGTTGCCTATAGTGTATGCCAAATAAGGAAGTGCCTCTAACATAGCTGCGTGAATTAAACAAGGCTTTATATATGTAGTAAGAAGTGACAAATAAGGTTCTTCAAGTGTATCTGCGATTATGTCGGCTTGTATTTTTTCAAGTAAGTCTGTGCCTAACATACCTTGAATATGAATGTCTTGTGCAATTGCGACAAATTGAACAAACTTGTCACTATCTAAATTGCCGTTTAGTGCCGTAAATCTTTTTATGTCCGTGTTTGTAACTAATAGTGCTTTTGCCATTATCTTGCGTCTTTTGGTAGGTTAGGATTGTTAGGTGAAAAACCTTTGTTAGGCATATCTACAGGTCTTTGGCTTACCTTTTGTGGATTCTTAATAACATAACCGTATTGTTCGGCTTTACGTACTGCCACACGATTAGCCAAAGGCGATTTAACGTCTATGCCTACACCTTCAAAACTTACATAAACTTGTTTGTTCCACCTGTGGTGACATCTTGCACCACCTTTATACAACCATATTGAATAAGTGTCAGAACCACCTTGACCTAAACCTGGATTTACTGCTTGTCCACTCATACGAATAATATCTTCTTTTCGGTATACTTTATCGGCACGCATCATATTACTACAGAAGTCACGACTATTTGGCTTTTGTTCGCCAGCATAAACATAACGTGTAATAAATTTAATACCGTCTATAACGTCATCTTGTGAACTTTTGGCATTAGGAAAGGCTTGTCCTGTACTTACAAGGTTTATTAATCTGTCTTTTAAACTTAACTTCGTTTTTATGTCGCTTGAAAGTAAAGTGTTTTCGTCTTCGTCAGTATCGTAGTCAACTTCAAATTCATCAATTAACAACCAATCTTCTTTCGGTGTTTCGCCTAATTCAATAAGTTGTTTACCTACATACTCACCACTTAATTCTAAACCTGTTTCTTCTTGTACTTGTTCTTCTGTAGCTGCGTTTTCTAAATCGGTGAACTCTAAAGGTTTTAACGTCCTAAAAAACAAATTAAGGCTTACACCATTAAAAGCTAAAATATGTTCGAAGGCATCAAGTAAAAGTTCTTGAAAAGGTAAAATACAAAGGTTGTTAAATAATACAAAACTGTCTTTTAATTCGTCACTATTTGAACTAAAGCCGTTACTACTTGCAATACCAAATAATAAAGGTGACGTTACGTTGTGCGATAACATTATTTTTCTTAAACATTCTTCTGCCAAAGTATTGTACAAGTCTGGTGCGTCATTTACTGGCATTGCGTCGACGGTGGTGCGTGATTCGGCATTGTTGTTAAAAGCAACAATTAACTTTTCGCCATAAGTACCTGTCAACTGATTAAGAACTTTAGACTTTATCATATGTTGTTGTTCTTCACTTGGTACACCGTTGTTAAAGTTTACTACCGTTCTACCACTAAAGCCGTTGTTTACTTCGTTAATAAGGTATTTAGAAATGTCTTCTTCTAATTGTGCATAAGGTAAACCACCGTAATAGTCAACTAAAGAATAGTACTTTTGACCTACTGAATAAGGCTTTATAAAGTAAATTTCTATAGCTTCATTAGAACAACCAAAAGCTGGTATTCTTTTAGGCTTAAACTTTTTTGTGTCTTGCCAATTATCACAATAGTAATAACCTTCTATTTTACCGTCTTCGTTGCATTTTTCTGCACGTAATAACTGAACTGGTACGTGGTGAACTTGTGCTATTTTTTTTCTGTCTTTCGTGTATATGACTTGAACGGCACATTGTCCTAACATTTTTAAGTCACAAGCTAACTTACGAACACAATCATTATGAAACAAAGCTTTCATTTGTGCGTATTCTGACGGCTTTCTTGATGCGTCTGTAGCACTTAAGCCTTTACCATAGATTAAACGGCTTACGTTGTTTATAATTGCGTTATTCGTGGTGCTATTCGTGTATCTGTCGATAAGAAATTGGTAGAAATCGTTTTTTTCTCCGTATTCTACCCATTCTTCACGTGCTGCCTCTTTAATAACAGGTGCTTCGTAGTGGCTTAATTCTAATAAGTGTATATTATTACTCATAAATAATAAATTCGTTGTTTGACGTTTTACTAACAAATTCGCCATTGTTTATAGAATATGTTGCAACAGGTTGGTTAGTGCAGAATATTCTGTCTTTGTGTACTATTTCTGTTCCGTTTTTTAGCTCAAGTTTGTAGAAGTGGTTTTCTTTAATACTAAAGGTTGCACTTATAGTGTCTACATAGTCACCTTGTGTACTTGAAGTAATTGTAACTTCAGAAGTAGTATTCGTGTTTTCGTCAGTTATATACATAGAATCGTAAACTTGACTTCTTGGTATGAAGCTAAAAGTTTGTTCACTTACCGATTCTTGTAGTATTATCATATATATATAACTTGAAAAGTGTGAATCTGTTTTTATTTCAATAAAAAAGGCACTCCGAAAAGTGCCTCTTGTTATGAAAGGAATATAAGAAAGAATCTTAAGAAGTAACAATTACCGCATCAGTACCAGCACCGTCTGCAAAAGCAGTTGCAAGTGCAGCTTCAGTAGATACGTCGATAAAGTTAGCTGGCAATTCTTCTTGTGCCGTGAACGTCAACGAGTAACCGTTGAAGTCACCTAAAGCAGCACCTGTTGAAATTTCACCAGCACTTACATCAGCACCTTGGTCAAGTCCCATTAAGAAAAATTGGTCAGTCATTGTACGAATAACAATTCTTGGTCTACCATAAGCCAATAACTTCACGTTTTTGTGTGTAGCGAAATCTTGTCTTTTAAGGTTAGCTACCAAAGTTTGTTCAAAGAAAGTAGTACCATTGTCACGACTTGAGTTAATAGAAGTAGTGAAACTGTTTGCAGTAGACTTCAATTCATACTTGTAAATTGATAAAGCCGAAGCTGGTTGCCACGTATCAATAACATCCGTATTTGTCGCGTCATAAGCCACGTTGTCACTATCTAAATCGTCAAAATTAATGAAATAGATTGCCTTTAAACCACTAACCGAATCTTTGCATTGTTCAATTCTACCATTTGTAATATCACAAGACATATTTTTAAGTTTTATGAACAAAAAAAGGAGAAGGCATTTTACCTCCTCCTTACTTCGTTCTGGTTAATATTATGAATAAAGAACTATATCTCCACCGATACCGTACTCAACACCAGCAGCCATTCTCATAATAACTCTTACGTTGTCACTGCCGTCATACTGACTTACATCTATAACGCGTGCTTCTTGTGTGTCACTTAATAGTGAACAACCAAAGAACAAGTTTGAAGTTTGAGCAGCCATTGCCGTGTCAGCAGCAAGACCTTCAGCCAAGAATAGTGGAATACCGTCGAAAGACAAAGCAGCACCTTTACCGTACCACATAGTACCTTCGTTGTTTACACCGTTAGCACCGATAGTAGCCTGGAAACCACCTAAAGCACGAACATAAGCAGCCATAATGTTTCTTGAAACATAGATACGAGTATCGTCTTTTGCGTAAATGTTAGTATTCGTGTTTACGGAGTCAACGATTTTTCCTAATTCGTCAATTACGTTACCAGCGTTTACTGTAGTTGCAGTAACGTCGTTTACGTCTGCGTCAGCAGCAGCTAAAGTAACAAGACCAGCAAACTGTCCTGAAGTAGCTTGAACACCTCTCCAA